CTGTCACCTTAGCCGGTCAATATTCGATTCGTTGGATTGAAGCCAAATTAAATCAATACATGAATAAGTTATTGGAAACTAAAGATGTTGATTACGTTATTGCGAGTGATACTGATTCGATTTATCTACGCCTTGGAGGACTTGTTACTAAAGTTTACGACAATCGAGTGGATGATATCAACGCTATTATCCGATTCATGGACAAGGTCTGTGATGACAAGCTTCAGCCGTATATTGATAGGTGTTATCAGGAGATTGCTGATTATACTAAAGCTTATGCGCAGAAGATGCAGATGAAACGTGAAGGCCTGTCCAACAAAGGTATCTGGACTGCCAAGAAACGATACATCCTAAATGTGTATAACAATGAGGGTGTACAATATAACGAACCAGACATGAAGGTCATGGGTCTGGAGATGGTCAAATCATCTACTCCACAAGTTATCCGTGAGAAGATGAAGCAGGCTATCAAGCTGATGATACAAGGAACGGAACAAGACATACATAAATTCATTGCTGATTTCAAAGAAGAATTTAAGAATCTACCTCCAGAAGAAATCTCCTCACCACGTGGATGTAACGGATTAGCTAAATACTATGATGCAACATCCTTTTACAAGTTGGGAACACCAATTCATGTGAAGGGTGCCATTTTATACAACTATTATCTTAAAGAAAAAGACCTTACTAAAAAATATCCTTTGATACAAGAAGGTGAAAAGTTAAAGTATAGTTATCTAAAGATGCCAAACCCATTCAAAGATACTGTCATATCATTCCCAGGTAGATTACCAAAAGAATTTGGATTACATGATTACATAGACTATGATACGCAATTTGATAAAGCCTTCGTTGAACCAATCAAAGTTATATTACAATGTATGGGTTGGAAAACTGAAAAGACAAGCACACTAGAGGACTTCTTCTCATGATTTTTTTAACACTACTATCAGCATTATTATTATCCGGTATTGCCGGATATTATTCTATACTTGGTCTAGCCGCCATCTTTACAGGTGCGTTTTGGCCAATCGTTTTTATGGGGTCGGTACTTGAACTAAGTAAATTAGTTACTACATCATGGTTGTACCGTAATTGGGAAACCTGCCCCTTTTTATTAAAGACATACCTAACATCAGCAGTTGTTATTCTTATGCTGATTACAAGTATGGGTATTTTTGGTTTTCTATCGAAAGCACACATTGATTCCACGATGGATTCGGGTGCCAATACTGTTGAGATTAAAATACTAACACAACAAGAAAAGATTACCAAAGAGAGATTGGAATATCTATTGGCTCGTGCCAAAGATCCATCAACGGCAAGTAATCGATTAGATAAGCAAATTCAGGATACACAAAAAGAATTAACCGAAATCAATAAGAAACGCTTACCATTACTCAAAGAGTCTAACAAATTAGTGGCAGAAGTTGGTCCAATAAAATATGTTGGTGATATGATATATGGTACAGATGATGATAATGCCATTGATAAAGCAGTAAGATTGGTAATCATGTTAATCATGGTTGTATTTGACCCCTTAGCTGTGTTATTATTGATAGCAGCAAATATATCAATGCAACAGAGGGTTAAGATACCAGAACCAGTTAAAGTGGTTGCAGAGGAACCTAAAGTTGAAGTGAAACCAGAAGTTGAAGTTGAGAAGGAAGATACGACCAACATTGAAGAAAGTGCTGGTCGTAAGAAAAGAGGGTTTCCCAATAGAAAGGGAAAACTAGAACCTAAGTATGATTATGATGCTGAATATGCATTTCGTGAAAAGGAAAATAAATGAGTACACTTGACAAAATTAAAAAGAACAGTAGTGTTAAAGAATCGGCTATATTATCTAAGTCGAAATTTTTTACTAATAAGGATATGATAACCACATCGGTGCCAATCATCAATGTGGCTTTGAGTGGTAAACTGGATGGTGGTTTAACACCAGGTCTTACAATGTGGGCTGGACCATCGAAACACTTTAAGACTGCCTTCTCACTTTTGATGGCCAAATCCTATCTGGACAAATATAAAGATGCTGCACTACTTTTTTACGACTCTGAGTTTGGTACTCCCCAATCTTATTTTGATTCTTTTGGTATTGACACTAATAGGGTGTTGCATACTCCTCTTACTGATATTGAACAGTTGAAACATGATATAATGCAACAACTAACACAACTTGAACGTGGCGATAAACTAATCGTTGTGATTGATTCTATTGGCAACCTAGCGTCAAAGAAAGAGGTTGATGATGCAGTTGAAGGTAAATCTGTGGCTGATATGTCCAGAGCAAAACAAGTTAAATCATTGTTTCGTATGGTCACACCACATTTGAATCTAAAAGATATTCCAATGGTCGTGGTGAATCACACTTATATGGAAATTGGTATGTTCCCTAAAGCAATCGTAGGTGGTGGAACAGGTTCATATTATTCTGCCGATAACATCTTCATTATTGGCCGTCAGCAAGAAAAAGAAGGAACTGAAGTCGTTGGTTACAATTTTATTATTAATGTGGAAAAGAGTAGGTATGTTAAAGAAAAATCTAAGATACCTGTTACTGTATCTTTTGATGGTGGTATTAGCCGTTGGTCTGGTCTGCTTGATATCGCTGTTGAATCCGGCCATGTTATCAAACCCTCTAATGGATGGTACTCTAAGGTAGATAAAGAGACAGGTGAAGTAGAAGAAAAGAAATATCGGTTGAAAGATACCGACACCAAAGATTTCTGGTTGCCAATTATTACCAGTAAATCTTTCCAAACTTATGTGGAAGAAAAGTATCGTGTATCCGCTGCTGAGATTATGCAAGGTGGTGAAGAAGATTTGTTCGATGATGTAATTACAATGAATGGAACTGAAAATGCTTGAAGGATTTGATTACTGTTATATGTACCCAAAGGATGATCCTCAGTCGGTACATATTCGATTACTAGATGGTGATTATAAAGGTACCGTATACAAATATGGTAAAGTTAAGTTTGAGGAAAAGAATGACCAGGTCTATTTACTTTTCGCTTACGATGTGATAGAATCCGTAGTGGAGAAGCCTAGAAAGCTTGAAAAGAATGAAGCATTTAAAAACTACATTGGTGATTTACTAGTGGAGATTATGGGTAACAATATTGAACAGGAAGTTATTGATGAAACTGGAACAAGCAATACTAACAAACCTAATTTACAATGAAGATTTTTTAAGAAAAGTATTACCATTTATTAAGCCTGAATATTTCTCTGATAGAACAGAGAGGACATTATTTAATGAAATTACATCATTCACGGAAACTTACAATAGCCCGCCGGAGATTGCAGCGCTTAGCATTGCCGTCAAGGAAAAAACAAATCTTACAGATGACGAAGTTCAGAAGTGTGAAGATTATCTTTCGGAAATTGAGAAGGATAATACTGCAAAAACCGAGATTCAATGGCTTGTTGATAAAACAGAAAAGTTTTGCCAAGAGAAGGCAATTTACAACGCAGTATTGGGGTCTATTTCAATTCTCGATGGAAAAGATAAGACCAACGATAAAGGTGCGATTCCCAAAATATTATCGGACGCTCTCGCAATAAGCTTTGATACAACAGTTGGTCACGATTACTTACAGGACTCAGATGAACGATACGAATTCTACCACAGAAAAGAAGAAAGAATCCCTTTTGACTTGGATATATTCAACAAGATTACAAAAGGCGGACTACCTGCTAAGACGCTCAATATCGCTCTTGCCGGAACTGGTGTGGGAAAAAGTTTGTTCATGTGCCATATGGCTGCAGGAGCAATGGTACAAGGTAGGAATGTTTTGTACATCACACTTGAAATGGCCGAAGAAAAAATAGCAGAACGAATTGATGCCAATCTATTGAATGTAACACTAGATGATTTGATGGAATTACCAAAGGATCTTTATGATAAAAAAGTTGAAAGAGTTAAAAGCAAAACTACTGGTAAACTAATCATCAAAGAATACCCAACGGCATCAGCATCAACTATCCACTTTAGGACACTACTTAATGAA